GACACACATTTTTTGTTTGACACCACCTTTAAATCAAATGAAGGTCATGTCTCTCAACTTAGGTTTTACAGATTTTATAAACGCAAAACCTATGAGGTCCTTAAACATAACTATCCTGATGAGGATGGTCACCCAAACACATACTATTTTGTGAGGATTATATAATGTTAAATTTAAATGACAAGTCGTACTGGGGTAATGGTCAGTATATAAAATTATGGTGGTCAAGCATATACGGTCAATACGATGAGCTAGAAGATTTAGAGGATATCTACTTCGGTAGGTGGGTCACTAACATCTTAAAAATGCACGGCATCCTAGAGCCAAACAGTAAGTGGTATATGTCACGAGACAAAGAAATTGAGGAAAGTCTTGATTCCCTTAATTTGCCACCACTAAAAGACGAGGACATCTGGGGCAAACTAGGATTATCTAAAAATAGTAAAGTTTATAGTACGTCCTGGGATTTAGGTTATGGTAAACATCATGTTACATACTATCAACATAAAAACATGGGTGTCCTTGAACTTGACATTAACCTTTATCCAGACTCTGGGCTTACACACTATTTTGTGAGGACTATATAAAACTAACCTGAGGACTAGGGGGGCAACCCCCTATCCTCCCCCAACCCAAACCATGAGAAAAGAAAATTAAAAAAGACTTGCAATCTAATAAAATCTCGTTATTTAAAATAAAAAGAGGATGATTGATGACGACGCTTTTTTTCTTATAGTGACAAAATAAGACTTGCTCACTATTAATAGTGACTTTATACTGTAAGTATAATAATTAACGGAGACCACTATGAAAAATGTTAAAAGATGGTACTATGTAAATGAGTACAACTGTGAGGGCGGTAAACAAATTGCTTGTCATGGTCAGTATTCACATAGGCATTTAGCGATGAATAAACTATTAAGGGTAGAGACAAGTGGGTTAAAGCAACCTCATACAATTCTGCACATTACTGGCTCAACAGAAATTTTCTAATTACTGAATGACTACTCTCGGTAATTAAAACTCCAACTGTTGAGTAAAAGGAGAAGAGAGTTTGTTAACGTTCTCTCTTCTCCCAACCCCAAACCCAAAAGGGCGACGTGACCCGTCCTAAAGGTCCAGTCTCTTGACTGGGCTGAATACATATATTCATCAATCATCCTCATCATCATCATCATCATCATCAAATTTGGGGGGTATATTAGCATTTACTTATATAGTTAAAATAATTATAAATAATTATAAAAACATATTGTAATATGCTTTTATGTGTGTATACTTATATGTAAGCGGTGGCGGTTGCTACCGCATAATTAAAATAGGTAACAAAAATGTTAAACACAAAACAAAAAACAAATACAAGCAATAAACCAGTGCTTGTATTAAGTAACAACAAACCACTTACATACGCGTGTATAACCGCGTTTATAGGTGCTAATGGTGGCATTGGTAATATATGCGTAGTACCGCATAACAATGCAAAACTTAACAGCGTACCGCCAGTACCATTTGGCTATAATGGTAAAGCTACAGGCGTTAGGGCATTAATACAAAATGCTATGTTATTTGGTGTAAATGTTAAAGTTAATGGCAAAACTATTAAAAGCAACAATTTACAGCACATACTAAACTACGCTAAACCTATGGGGCATAGTAGCACTAAACCAATATGCTTATTAGCATTGTTAAATGGTGGTTATAGTACTAGTAGTGGGGCATGGGGTACGCCATATGTATACTTAACTACAGTAAAATAACTGCGTTAAAATGGGGCTATGGTGTACGCTGTAGCCCCTATTTTTATGCACAAATACAGGGCATACCCCCCACCCCCCCTGACCTGAAAACAGGTACTTGACCTAGTACCTGTAAACTCTGTTTTGCACGAATCTTCGATCACGGTACAAGTTTTATGTGAGACTTGACTTTGTTTACCCTACCCCCCTAAACCGTAGTTTTTGACTAGGTTCATTGTCATGTAGAAATTTTCGATATATATTTAAAAATTAGAACATAGGAGAAAAACATCATGAAAGATGTTTCATTAGTCCCTGAAGAAAAATTGAAGAACTATGCTCATTTATTACAACGAGTAAACCAATTAGAATCAGCGGAAAAATCTCAGAATGACTTTATGTCTTTTGTGCAATCTGCATGGCCAGAGTTCATAAATGGTAGACACCATGAAATCATGGCAGAAAAGTTTAATCAAATAGCCACTGGTAAATTAAAACGACTCATTGTAAACATGCCACCTAGACACACTAAAAGTGAATTTGGCAGTTATCTATTACCAGCTTGGTTAATGGGCAAAAACCCAAAGCTCAAAATTATGCAAACTACTCACACAGCAGAACTCGCATTTAGGTTTGGTCGTAAAGTGCGTAACCTTATGAACAGTCAAGAATACGCAAAGATTTTTACAAACGTAGAACTACGAGCAGACTCTCAAGCCGCTGGACGATGGGAGACAAGTAAAGGCGGAGAATATTTTGCCGCAGGAGTCGGGGGTGCAGTTACAGGGCGAGGTGCTGACCTATTAATTATTGACGACCCACATTCCGAACAAGACGCTTTAAGCCCAACCGCTATGGAAAACGCTTACGAATGGTACACAAGTGGTCCACGCCAACGTTTGCAACCTGGAGGAGCAATAGTAATTATTATGACACGTTGGGCAGAAAACGACCTAACAGGTAAATTAATTAAACAACAAGGGAGAGATATTTTAGCTGACAAATGGGAAGTAATAGAATTTCCCGCTTTAATGCCAGAAACTGAAAATCCTTTATGGCCAGAATTTTGGAAAAAAGAAGATTTGTTAAGTGTTAAAGGTTCTTTGAGTGTAAACAAATGGGAAGCTCAGTGGCAACAAAACCCAACAAGTGAAGTAAGTGCCATTTTAAAAAGAGACTGGTGGCGTACATGGAAAGAAGAAAAAATACCTCCAATGACTTATGTCATGCAAAGTTACGACACCGCCTACAGCAAAAACACAAATGCCGACTTTAGTGCTATTACTACATGGGGAGTTTTTTATCCAGAAGAAGGAGGTCCACCAAACATTATACTTTGTGACGCTAAACGTGGACGATGGGACTTTCCTGAATTAAGAAGAATTGCTTTAGAAGAATACAAGTATTGGGATCCAGAATGTGTTTTAATAGAAGCTAAAGCGAGTGGTATGCCTTTGACTCAAGAACTAAGAAACATGGGCATTCCTGTAACTAACTATAGTCCGAGTCGCGGTAATGATAAGTTTACAAGAGTAAACGCTGTTGCTCCTATGTTAGAAAGTGGGTTAGTATGGTCACCAGATACTCGTTGGTCTGAAGAAGTAATTGAAGAATGTGCTTCTTTTCCAGCGGGAGAACATGACGACTATGTAGATACAGTAACACAAGCATTAAGAAGATTTAGAGAAGGAGGTTTCATACAACACCCAGAAGACTGGCAAGATGAACCAAACGCTCCAACACAGAGGGTATATTACTAATGGCAGAAAATACAAAACCAAGCAATGTAGATCGTTCGCTTTTACAAGCACCAAGTGAATTTGAATCAGAAATAAATATAGAAGAACCACCTATAGACATAGAAGTAGAGGAAACCCCTACCGAAGACGAAGGAGCAGAAGTAATTTTTGGTGAAGGCGATTCTACAACTATAGGTGAAGAACCAGAAGACTTTTACGACAACCTAGTAGAACAACTAGACTCACAAACAATAGACGAACTCTACAACATGGTAACTAGCAGTGTAGACGAAGATAAAACAAGTCGCGAAGAATGGGAGGAAGCATACACTAAAGGTTTAGAACTTTTAGGTTTGCGTTACGAAAATCGCACAGAACCTTTTGACGGAGCCACAGGAGTTATACACCCCTTGCTAAATGAAGCTGTAACTCAATTTCAAGCTGGGGCTTATAAAGAAATGCTTCCTTCTACGGGACCAGTGAGAGCAAACATCATAGGTGAACCTAGCCCTCAAATAGAACAACAAGCTAGTAGAGTGCAAGAATACATGAATTATCAAATTATGTATAACATGGAAGAATACGAACCAGAGTTTGACCAAATGTTATACTACTTAGGACTTGCTGGGTCAGCTTTTAAAAAGGTTTATCGTGACGATATACTCAACAGACCTGTGAGTAAGTTTGTACCAGCAGAAGATATCATTGTTCCATACACCGCAGTAGATTTAAAAACAGCAGAACGTGTAACCCACGTTATGAAAATGTCCACAAACGAATTAAAAAAGCTACAACTCAAAGGTTTATACAGAAATGTAGACATAAACCCTCCTTCAACTCCAGAACAAGACCAAATAAGTGAAGCTTACGAAAAATTAGAAGGAGTAAGCCCAAGTAATGAAACCGAAGAAGTCGTTTTATACGAGTGCCATTGCTATTTAGACCTAAAAGAATACCCAGACGTTGACCAAAACAACTCAGAAACAGGAATAAAGCTACCTTATGTGGTAACCGTTACTGAAAACAACAGTCAAGTGCTTTCTGTAAGGCGAAATTACAGAAAAAATGACGTAAATAAAGAAAAAATACCTCATTTTGTGCAATATAAGTTTACTCCAGGACTTGGATTCTATGGTTTTGGCTTAGTTCACTTGTTAAGTAACCTTTCTCGTACAGCTACAGCTAATTTAAGACAACTTATTGACGCTGGGACGCTAAGTAACATGCCCGCAGGATTTAAAGCTCGTGGTTTAAGGATTGCAGACGACCAAAACCCACTTGCTCCAGGAGAATTTAGAGATGTTGACGTTCCAGGAGGTGATTTAAAAGCTAGTTTAATGCCATTACCTTACAAAGAACCAAGTGCTACTCTATTTCAACTCATGGGATTTGTCGTAGGAGCGGCAGAAAAATTTATAGGAACAACAGACATAGGCATAGGCGATGGAAACAAAGAAATGCCAGTTGGAACAACAATAGCGTTGCTTGAACGTGGTGCTAGAGTTATTTCAGCAGTGCATAAACGTTTACACGCTAGTATGAAAAATGAATTAAGGTTATTAGCCACTTTATTTGGAGAAGACCCTACACCATACCCTTATGAAGTAGGTGCAGACAAACAAATAAAAATACAAGATTTTGATGGTCGTATTGATATTTTACCAGTGAGCGATCCTAACATTTTCAGCATGTCACAGAGAGTGGTATTAGCTCAGGAGCAAATGAAACTTGCGACTGCCGCTCCTGATCTTCACGACATGTATGAGGCTTACCGTAGAGTTTACCAAGCTCTAGGAGTAGACAACATAGATTCTATTCTAAAGCCTCAACCTATTTCTATGCCTATGGATCCCGCTACTGAAAACCAAATGGCTTCTTCAGTAGCAAAAGGACAAGGCATGTTAAAAGCGTTCCCCGAACAAGACCACGACGCACATATCGCGGTGCATTTAGCTTACATGAATTCAAAAGTAGCTCAAATGCAACCAGCAGTTTTGCTAGTATTAGAAAAACACATATATGAACATATTGGTCTAAAAGCTCAAGTAATGGTAATGCAAAACCCTCAAAATGCACAATTACCACCAGAACAAATGCAGAATTTAATAGCTCAAACACAGGCACAGTTAATTGCGGAATTCCAACAACAGAATCCACCGCAACCTCAAACTGACCCATTAGTAGCTATTAAACAACAGGAAGTAAATTTAAAAGCACAAGAATTGCAACAAGAAAATCAATACGACCAACAAAAACTACAACTAGACACGCAAAAAGCTCAAAGCAATGAACAATTACAGAGAGACCGACTACAGTCTACTGAACAAATTGCAAATGCGAGACTTAATGCACAAACACAAAAAGATTAATTAAGGAGAAACACAATGGCACTTAAAAATAAAAAAGATAAAAAAGAAACAGCACAATCAAAACCAGATGAAAATGAACCTATGGAACCTATGACTCGTGAAGAAAAACTTAAAGTATATCAAGAATACATGCTAGATGACGACAGTAGATTAGATCTTAGTGATCCTAATCGTCCACGACTAAAAAAAGCAAAAGGTGGTTATGTTCCTTTTAAAGGAATTGCAGGACCAGCAAAACTAATGAATGCCGAAGAGTTAAAAGAATTTAAGGAACAATTGAAAAAAGTAAAGGAAGAAAAGGAAAACAAGTCAAAAAAATTTGACCCGTTAAAAAAAGCAGATGGCGGTATGGTTTTAAAACAAGCTACTGACGATAGAAATAGAACACCAAATAAAACAGTTTCTCGTGGTGGAGGAGCGGCGATAAAAGGGATTAAATTTAGCGGTGTAAAATGACACAAAAAATAGAAGTATCAGTAAAAAACTGTCTCATAATATTTTTAGTAATTATACTTGTTTATGGTATAACAGATTCTATAGCTGATGTTACTTCTAGTGGTTCCACGACTAATACTCAAACAAATACAGCAGGAACCAACACTGCAATCACAGGTGGATATGAATCTAGCACGACTTATCAATCAGGTTCTAGCTCGAATAGCACAACGAACAACGAAACTAACAACACGACCAATGCTAAGACAGCAGTAAACCCCTCTAATGCACCCAGCATGAGTGTTTATGGGCAAGATAGCTGTGTTATTCCTCTCGCGGCTGGAATCACTGTAATTGGTTTTAGTGGAAGTTTTGGTAGTTACATGGTTGACGAAGAATGCGAAAGACGGAAGTCTGTTGCGGTTTTAGCAAAGCTTGGCATGAAAGTCGCCGCTATCTCGTTAATGTGCCAAGATGAAAAAGTATGGGAAGCTATGTGGAACGCTGGAACTCCATGTCCGATTGAGGGTTTAATCGGTACAAAGGCAAAAGAAAAATGGATGGAAAAACGTAAAAAACAAATCAAACAAGAAACATCAACAAAACCAAGTATGACATGGAACAACAAACCTGTGCCATCAGGAAAAATAAATGAAAACACTGACACTAATCATGATGGTCACACTCACTAGTTGTGCCACTTACAAAGTGGAATTAGGAGAACCTGTGTGGGGAAATAACGAACAAATAATTTATCCACCAGAGAAAAAATATTACTTACCCGAGTTTAAATAATGTTAAAATTAGCAACACTACAAGTAATTATTTTTCATATATTAACTTCTGGTTCCCTGTATGCTGAAACTACAGGGAACTTGCTTCCTCAGCAGTTTTTTAACAACAATCAAGAGCATAATGGTTGGACTTGTAATGACCCTAGTCATAATCATGGCAACAGTATTGTTGCAGCGAGACATGGTGGATTTATAGAAAACACTATATCGCTTGGCGATACTCTTAATCAGACACAAATGAATGGTGGTTGGACATCAACATTGGGTGCTGATATGTGGGGCTGGAACAACATAGACCAAGAGATTCGTATGACTCAAACCATAACAGGAGCAGATGGCACAGTTACTCAACAGATTAGAGATGTTTCTATTGCTGGTTGTAGTGGTTGGAACTGTGGCGGATATGCTACTTATACAGATAGCTATACTCAGGGCATAAACAATCAATCTAATTTTACCATTAACGCAAGATTTGATTTTTCAGAAGCATCACAATCTACATCTCATAGAGCCATTGATTTAAAAAATCCAACATTGGTTATAGAACACAGTCTGCTATCACAGACACAACAAACAGAAATTAAAGAAATTAATGAAACTGTAGAAGACACTATACAGCAACAAGTAGACATTATAGAATTTGTACCTATAGAAGAGATACAAGAATTTACAATAGAAATACAAGACGAACAAATGTTTGATTTAGTTATGTTAGATGACTTTGATTATGAATCTAATGCTATTGAGGAAATAAACACAGGCGTTGTCGAAATATTTCAGGAGATAACTTATGACAATCAAGAGGACTTCCAAGAAGTCGCAACAGAAATCGAAATCGAAGAAGTCGGCTTTGAAACAGTTGAAAGAATCGAACCAAGCCAAACAACAGAATTTGTCCAAGAACAATTCAGTACCGAAGACTTTGGGGGA